ATAGCACCCGGATGGATGCTACAGGGTAGGCTTTTAGACGTTAGCTAGCTGCTTGGCCTTGTTGATGGCCTGTGCAAGCATTGCGACAGGGTAGATGTACGTCCCTACGATCTGCTCAGCATCAGTGTCGAGCAGGGTTACCGCAAAGCCCCGGCGGGTGGTGGTGACTGTTGACGCAATGCCCAATTCGGGATTGGAGAAGGTTGCGACCTGATTGGCGGGAATGGTTTGCATGATGGTTTCCTTAATAGACCCTGAGGGAATGAGTGCCCCGAAGGGCACGGGATTGTTTAGGATTGCTGTTGCAAGGCTTTTAGTTGGGCTTGCAGTTTCTCTATTGCTGCAATGCACCGCTGTTTTTGTTTGGGGTCTGTGCTTTGCTTGAGAATCCAGTTTTGCCAAAAGATGCTGTTTTCGAGGGTTTTCTGACTAGTCATCTTTGGCCCCTTACAGTACAAAGTTAGACAGGGAACTAGCGAACATCACGCCCCATACCTTGCCGTTTGCCGTGATGCTGTAAACGGGTTCTTCCCGGCGGCGCAGGCCATTCCATGCGTTCCGCATGTGCCTGATAGCAACGTACTGACCCGCCTCAAGGTCATCAGTGCCGTTTTCGGTAAACACCCGACTATTGACCTTTGCCGTTTTAAACAGCATGTACTTGCCCGGGTTTGCTGCAAAATCCTTGTGATCGAACATCTTCATTTCCCCTTAATTGACCGCTTGCAATACGCTACGGCATGAAGAGGATTGTAGAGTTTTCTAAACAAGCTACACTAGGATAAACCCTTAGAAAAGCACTGATCGTTTATACAGCAGGTTAGCCAACACTTATGCCAAGGCCATGCACCCAAAACGTCAGAGTTTTCCGCCGCGAACTATCTGACGATCAACGAAAAATCCTACTTGCAGCCGGTGACGGTGACACCACAATCGGGTTCAATGAGTGCCTTGCACTATGGGCCTCAATACATGGGCTAAAGGCCAGTTTAATCCTCAATGTTCCACGTGAAACAATCAAGAGGAAGAGTAAGAGCAAGTACCCGGGAAAAGCACCCTCTGCCTCCCCCGACCCCATGCAAAATTTGCATAACCCTATGCAATCCCCGCATAAGGGTTAACCCTATTAGGGTTTCTACCTAAGGGAAAACCCTATGTTGTATTTACGCCACACTGTTGTATTTGTGCCACAGTAGGGTAAACCCTGTGTTGTATTTGTGCAACAGGTAGGGTTTGTACTGTGTGGTGTTTATGAGACAGGGGGGGGAGGGTCAGCTTCGGTGTGAGAAATTTGTGGGTGCCTCCCACCCTCCAAAAAAGTGAATTTGACCTTTGCCAACATCGCAATCCTGCTGGCGAAAAAAAGTGGATTGTGCTGATTGGGGGAGAAGAAAGAACAGGGACCCGTAGAGGGTGTGTCCTTTTTCAAGGGAGCCTCTCGTTTATCTAGACTACGCTTGGTAGCGCCTGAGTCGCTTGCCCTGTTCGCCTGGCCTGCGGTGCTTCACAGCATTAGCAGGGGGCTACTTGAGACTCACCCAGTTCGTCACGTTTATCCTACTTGGTCGGCTCAACCGCATAGAGGGCTGGGTCATAGCCCCGTAACGACACTCTATCATGGTTTACCCTATTGGGGTATCCGATAGCTTGCTATACAATGAACTATGGCTTATAGAACACCTGCTGTTTTACCCAAAACTGAGTATCAGCGGCTCAAAGAGCTAAAGAAGATGCTGGTGGAGTCCAAGGGCGAGGCTGTCGTTGCCAAGGTCATTGACATTGCCATGAACGATGACCACCCCCAGCAAATGGCCGCGCTCAAGATGTGCATGGAACGCGCACTTCCTGTCAGCCTGTTTGAGAAGACCAGCGCCCAGCGTAGTGCTGTAAACATTACTATCTCAGGCATCGGCGTTCAGGTCGGAGAGACTATCGAGGCCGAGGACGTAGAACCCAAAGATGTCTGACCTCAACTTCTCACTCCTACCGTGGCAGCAAGAGGTCTACGCAGACCCAACCCGCTTTAAGGTCATCGCTGCTGGACGGCGCTGTGGGAAGTCCAGACTGGCAGCTACCATGCTGATCATCGAGGGGCTACGCTGCCCACAGGGTTCAGCCGTCTTGTACGTCAGCCCTACGATGGGTCAGTCCCGACAGATTGTCTGGGATCTGCTGCTGGATCTGGGACGGGAAGTCATCCAGACATCCAACGTCAACAATCTGGACATCACCCTGATAAACGGAGCCAGAATCTATGTCCGAGGCGCTGACCGCCCTGATACCCTGCGGGGTGTGTCCCTGACCTTCGCGGTTCTGGATGAGGTTGCCGACATCAAGCCACAAGCCTGGGAACAGGTTATCCGAGCATCTTTGTCGGATAAGAAGGGCAAAGCGATCTTTATTGGCACACCAAAGGGTCGGAACTGGTTTCACGACCTGTGGAAGCTGGGCCAAGAAGGCGACGATAAGGACTGGAAGTCCTGGCACTTTACGACCAAAGACAACCCACTGATCGACCCAGATGAGATTGAGTCTGCTAAAAAAACGCTCTCCAGCTTTGCTTTCAAGCAAGAGTACATGGCTAGCTTTTCCAACGCTGGCTCAGACGTATTTAAGGAAGAGTGGATCAAATACGGGGAAGAGCCGTCCTACGGCAGCTACTTTGTGGCCGTCGATCTTGCTGGCTTTGAGGAAGTTGCCAAGCAGGCGGCTAATTCTAAAAAGCGGCTCGATGAGTCTGCAATTGCGGTTGTTAAGGTCACTGACGACGGGAAATGGTTCGTCAAAGAGATTGAGCATGGCCGTTGGGATATCCGTGAGACAGCGACCAAGATACTGATGAAGATGCGGGACTACCGCCCGTTAAGTGTCGGAATCGAGCGTGGGGCGCTAAAAAACGCCGTTTTGCCCTATTTGAGCGATTTAATGCGGAAGAACAATATCTTCTCGCACATCGTTGATTTAACTCACGGAAATCGCAAGAAAGCGGATAGAATCATATGGGCATTGCAAGGCCGGTTTGAACACGGCAGAATAGTGCTAAACAACGAAGAGAATTGGGACGACTTTGTTGACCAACTTCTGATGTTTCCCGCAGTCGGGGTACACGATGATCTGCCTGACGCCCTCAGCTATATCGACCAGTTAGCTGTGACAAGCTACTATGAAGAGGCTGATGATGGCTGGGAGCCTATCGACGTAATATCAGGAGTCTAGTATGGATCAAAACGAGTTCTACGAGCCGACAGAGAACGACAAAGAACTGACGGCATTTGTCGTAGACCACTGTGACCGGTGGCGTGACTACCGAAACACCAACTTCCTAGATTCTTGGCTGGAATACGAGCGCATCTTCCGTGGCGAATGGGCCGCTGAAGATAAAGTCCGTGACTCAGAACGTTCCCGCATCGTCACTCCTGCTACCCAACAAGCCGTAGAAACCCGACATGCAGAGATCATGGAGGCGATTTTCGGTCAGGGTGAGTTCTTTGACATCCAAGATGACCTCCAAGATGTAAACGGCAATCCTCTCGATGTGTCCTTGCTCAAGGCACAGCTCATGGAGGACTTCAAACAGGACAAGATCCGCAAGTCAATCGACCAGATTGAGTTGATGGCAGAGATCTATGGTACTGGTATTGGTGAAATCATCGTCAAGACTGAGAAAGTCTTTGAGCCAGCAACCCAACCAATCCCTGGTCAGCCTGGACAAGCAGCCATCGGCGTCATCGAGAAGTCTCGCGTTGCTGTCAAACTGAATCCTGTCAATCCCAAGAACTTCCTTTTTGACCCCAACGGTACCTCTATTGATGACTGCATGGGCGTGGCTATCGAGAAGTATGTCTCGATCCACAAGGTCGTCGAAGGAATCGAAAAAGGCATCTACAAGAAGGTCAATATCGGGACTACCTACGAGGATTCCGACCTTGAACCGACCCAAGAGCCTAGCCAGTACCAAGATGAGAAGGTTCTGCTGCTGACCTATTACGGTCTTGTGCCTCGGGAATACTTACAAGAAAAGGATACGGAGACAGTTGTGCTGTTTCCCGATGACTCTGTTGCCGAAGACTACACCGATATGGTCGAGGCCATCGTAGTTATCGCCAATGGCTCGATGCTTCTGAAGGCGGAAGAAAATCCCTACATGATGAAGGATCGTCCGGTACTTGCGTACCAAGACGACACGGTCCCTAATCGCTTGCTGGGCAGGGGAACTGTCGAGAAGTCCTACAACATGCAGAAGGCTATCGACGCCCAGATCCGTTCTCATCTGGATTCGCTGGCCTTGACGACCGCTCCCATGATGGGGATGGATGCTACACGCCTCCCTAGGGGTGCCCGCTTTGAGGTTAAGCCCGGAAAAGCCTTCATGGTCAACGGCAACCCTGCCGAGATCCTCTATCCCTTCAAGTTCGGCCAAACAAGTCCAGACAACCTGCGTACTTCTCAAGAATTTGAGCGTATGTTGCTACAAGCAACGGGTACTCTGGACAGCCAAGGCATGGTAACGAACGGCGCACGGGACGGACAGGCTATGTCCACCGCTGTTGCGACGATTATCAAGAAGTACAAGCGCACTCTGGTGAACTTCCAAGAGGACTTCCTGATTCCGTTCATCCAGAAGGCCGCTTTCAGGTACATGCAGTTCGATCCTGAGCGGTATCCGAGCGTGGATATGAAGTTCATCCCGACTGCTACGCTTGGCATTATTGCTCGTGAGTACGAACAGCAGCAATTCATCGGTCTACTTCAGACTTTGGGTCCAAATACGCCTGTACTGCCATTGATTTTGAAGGGTATTTTGAACAACTCTAGCCTTTCTAACAGGTATGAGTTGATCGCCGCTCTTGATCAGATGTCGCAGCCTGATCCAGAGGCTCAACAGTTGGCTATGGCAGCGCGTCAGTTGGAGCTTCAGGCTGCTCAGGCTCAAATTGCTGACAAAACGACTCAGGCCGAGAAGAACCGTGCTGAAGCGCAGAAGTTGCTCACAGAGGCGCAGCTTATGCCGCAAGAGGTACAGGCCAAGGTCATCGCCTCAACCACCACTAATCTGCCCCAAGGAAAAGAGTCAAGTGAGTTTGACAAGAGGGTTAAGATTGCCGAATTGATGCTCAAAGAGGCAGACATCAAGAACAAAACCAAGATTGTTGAACTTCAGATGAGTTCTGCAAAAAATGATGTGGTTGATCTAGAGAACGACTTTCTTGAAAAGCTGAATATGGAGTTGCAAAATGGAAATCGATAAGGTCTTTGATAAAGCTAACGTAGACGGTGTTGCTGACAACCTTTTCAGTGCTGTTCGCAATTCTGTATCTGAGATCAAAGCGATGCAGCAGCGCAAAGCTGCTGAGAACGTCCAACTTGTCATTCAAGCTCTTAAAAAGATCGAGTCTGATCTACAGGGTAAGTTCGATGGCGTAACCACTGCTCTTGAAAAGCGCGTATCAACGATTAAAGATGGTCGTGATGGCGCTCATGGTCGTGATGGACGCGATGGTAAAGATGGTCGTCCGGGTAAGGATGGCGCACCCGGACCTCGTGGTAAAGATGGCGCACCCGGAAAAGATGGTGTAGATGGTGTAGATGGGATATCTGTTGTAGATGCCCGCATTGATTTTGATGGTTCGTTAATCATTGGCCTGTCGTCTGGCCGTGAGATCAATGTCGGTGAGGTTGTTGCTCCTGATCTCGCAGAGCGCATCAAGGTTATCACCAATGGCGGTGGTACTAGCCAGAGTGTTCTTGATACCTTGGCAAGTCTGCAATCACAGATTGATGCCCTAGATGGATTTTTGGATTACAAGGGCACATGGAACGCTTCTACAAACACTCCAACTCTTGTTTCTAGCACGGGTACAAAGGGCGACTACTACGTCGTCAGCGTTGCTGGTTCAACAAACTTGAATGGTGAAACAACCTGGGGTGTTGGAGATTGGGTTGTTTTTAACAACAGCGTATGGCAGAAAGTTGATGGTGGATCTACTGGCAACTTTACGACCGCTGCTATTGCAACGAGCTTGAATCTTGCGTATGGGACTGCATCAACTGCGCTTGCACTAGATGCCAGCAAGAATGTGGTCAGTGTTACCAACACTGGTACTGGCAACAATGTTTTGGCAGGCTCTCCGACTCTAACGGGTACGGTAAATGCTGCTGCCGTAACGATGTCGTCTAATTTGACCCTCTCAGGCGGCACCGCCAACGGCGTGACGTACCTCAACGGCAGCAAAGTGCTGACCTCGGGGAGTGCGCTGACGTTTGATGGGACGAGATTTTTTGTTGGCACAACGGCAGTTACAACTTCCTCGACCCAATCTGGCGAGGTGTATAGCACAGGTGCTTTGGGCTTTTTGTTTACCAATACCACTGCGGCCAACTATCCGCTTTCGGTTAAGAACGAAGGCACTTCAGGCACTCGGAACCTCATTAACTTTTATGAGGGAACGGCTGGTGGAAATGCGAGGGCCAACTTATCTTTAGATGGTTCGAACAATTTTTCCATCACATCGGCAAACTCAACTGTTTTTAATGCAAGTGGCTCAGAAGGCATGCGCCTGACCAGCACAGGGCTGGGGATAGGGACGAGTTCGCCTGCGTATAAGTTGGATGTACGGGATGCTGCTGCGAGTGTTGACCTAGTTTCGACGACAGGAACAAACCGCGTCTGGTATAGAGCAAGCAATACAGGCGGAGATTTTTACATTGGCCGAGAAAACTCTGCAGGCAGTGCATTTGGCGTTACAGCATACTCATCTGTCCTCTGGTCGCAGGGCGCATACCCGCTTGTGTTTGCCACCAACGGCTCGGAGCGCATGCGCCTCGACTCCTCCGGCAACCTCGGCCTGGGGGTGACGCCGAGTGCGTGGGATAGCACATACAAGGCAATTCAGGTTGGCGCTCGGTCGATGTTTTACGGCATCGGCTCAGAAGCAAATATGGCGAACAACGCCTATTACAACTCTGGCTATAAGTATGTAGCCAACTCTGCTGCTGGTCTTTACACCATAGATGCGAACGTACACAAGTGGTACAACGCCGCCTCCGGCACAGCAGGCAACGCCATCACCTTCACGCATGCGCTCACATTAGATGCAAACCGCAATCTGCTTTTGAATGGAACAAGTGCCGGTGCATCATCTGTTGGTACGCTGACCATCTTTAACGGAACTGCACCTACTGGTTCAGTTACGGATGGCGTAATTCTGTTTGCGGCAGACGTTTCATCTAGTAGCGAACTTCGTGTTCGTGACGAAGCAGGTAACGTAACTACGCTGTCTCCACACAATTTTGAGTTGATTCCTGAAGGCCCGTCTGAAGACATGGCTTGGGCATACTACTCAGAAAAGAACGGAAAAAAAATCAACGTAGATATGCTCAAATTGGTTCGTATGGTTGAAAAATTGACCGGCGAAAAATTGGTATACGAAGCATGATTACTCAGCAATCTATTGCCGACTGCTTTGAGTACCGTGATGGGTACTTGTATTGGAAGGGCGTAGGCCATCCAAACA